GGGAACTGGCGGGTTGAGTTACCGCTAGTATGCGGTTGAGGCCCGCTTTCTCTAAGTCTTTTGCTGCGCGTTGGTGTGCGGTATTGGACATTTTTGCTTGAAATGCCCTGTTCTCGCGTGACATTGCGATGTTTGTACGATTCGCTTTGTGTTGTTGGTCAATGCCATAGGCGGTAGATGCCGCGCCTATGACATTGCCCCAGCCTGCGCTGGATAGGCTCATTAGAATCGCTCCACGCCGCCGGGTATACCGTAAAGCGGCATAGGACGGGCACAGATTAGTTGATGATAAAAGTCGCCGATGAATTCGGGCGCTGCTGCATCGCGTACGACACGCGATATTGGTGGCGCGTCAGTAATGAATGCGCTGCCAAGTACGGGTAAGGTTGCAAAGTCTTGCGATAAGTGCCAGGAGTCGAGAGTGGCGGCGGCGTTAGAACGGAAGTCGCCGTGAATTGTTGATGGTTTATAGCGGTATTCGGCATAGCGTTCTTGATAACCGAATACATCATCATCCGCGGTAGTGCCGTCTGCGAAAATTTCTTTATTGAGTATCGCTTGTTCGCCGATAATTGATAGGGCAGGCCAGTAGTAATCAAGTCGATCATCACGGCTGAACATTTTGTTCAGTCCCTGTTGATAGGTAAGATCGGCGCGTACATTGACCATGCCAATGATGATTGAGTGTTCTGTAAAGGATTTAGAAAATCCATGTCCGGTAAAGGTGGCTGTCGCATAAGCTCCAAGTACGCCTAATTCGTCAAACCCGGAACCGGTGTTGCCGAGTGTTTGGTTGGCTACAGTGTGGATATTGACTGGTGTAGACCCGCCGCCGAGATATTCGGGGCGTTGTAGTCTGGCGTCAGGGGAGGTTACGCCGAAATGCGCTCGAACAAGCTCGGTGTACCTGGTACCTCCCCTGGCGTCAGTTTCGTACATACGCTGGATTTGAAATGCCTGACGTAGTTCGTTGATGGTTGCAGATGTTGCGTTAGTTAAATCTGCATATATTTCCGGATAACCGGCGGTTGATGTTCCTCCGGTGTCAGTTTCCGACCATAAACCATAGGTGGCGTGATTAACGGCCCAAGTTGGGGTGGTATCAACGCCGCCAGTGTTTCTTATAGTTATGCCGGTTCCGCCGAGTTGAGTACCTGAGTAGCCCAAGCCGGTAATTGGTGCTTGGGTACCAAGAGGGAGGGTAACTGGCGTGCCGGTATTATTTTTTGATGGCCAGGGCAAAGCCGATGTGAAGTAATCGTGACGTTTGCCGCGACTTAATAGTGTGTAGTCGGCAATAGCATCTGGGCCATCGTCCTTATCAACAACGACAGAGTCTTGTAAGTTTTCATCTCGGAACCATTCGTTCCAGATGAGATTGTAAGCGCGTGTATAAAGCGCGCTAGTTTCGAGATCGGGTACAGCAATTGGTATGCCAAGGTAATCGTATAAGGAACCCTGCGTGTATCCGGTTATGGGTTTGCCAGGCAATTTTGGTGTGACGTAGTCGGTTGTGTCCCCTGGATTGTCCTGCTCGCCCATCATTTTTTTGAAGTTGTCCCAGATTATTCGAATCGGTACCGCGAAATAGAAGGTATCCATGAATATATTATCGAGAATTGGGTGTATAGGTGTTGCCATTCGGGCAAGACCTGCTGTTCGCAAGTTGAATGTATCGCCCGGTAGTGCTTCGTCTACGAAGATTGGGATTAGTTTGCCGGAATCGAAAGTCGTTTTCACTCCATGCGACCGGTTGAAGCTGGAGCGCGGAATCCGCGCTTGTGGGACTTCAGAGAAGTTGTGTTTCATTACTGATTTCATGAGTGTTGTGCCCCTGCTTCGGTGAGAGTGTATTCGGGTTCAGGTGATGGTATGTCCATAAAGTTAAATAGGACATTATGTATTTTGTTTAGATCGAATGTGGCGGTGTTGTCGTCGTATTCGCCGAGTTCGATCATGACGTAATCTTCTGGGTGTTTTGATACGTCTGCAGATTTATCTGTTAGTAAATCGTTAGCCATTCTTATGGCTACTTGTTCGTTAATGACGTAAAAAGGCTTGTTGTAGACTTTGGCTTTTATGTCATAGATTGTATACATTTTAGTTTTCATTTTAGTTTTGCTCCGCAAATATTTTAAGTAATTGTTTAATGGTTTCTGGTGATGCTGTCGCTAAAATATTATTCAATGTTGGCTCGTTCATTTTCATATCCTCGCTCAAGGAGTTTAAGTTTTTTCTTTAATATGTGTTCTTTTACTGCTAGGCGTTCAGGTGTCTTTTCACGCCAATCGCTTTTCGCCGCTGATTCGCGGCGTTTGTCTTTTTTTATTGTATGAAGTTCTGGTTCGTCTTTTTGTTGCAGTCTATCGTAATATTTGGGGGCACGCATTCGGATGCCCCTGGAGGTGATGAAGTCTTTGTCGAGGTCTCGCTTGAATCGCTTGTACCAGTTTCTTCCGATGCCTCCGTCGCCGTCGTGTCTGTTTCCGGTGGACATGGAGATATATTCGGGAAGAAGTATGCCAAGCTCCCCAGTAGCAGTATCGATAGTAGAGTAGTGGTCAAATGCTGTGTCACCTGTTATTTTTTTAGTTATGTAACGCGCAACGTAAGCGGCGGTTTCGAAACAGGCTTGACCAATAATAGATTGTCCATTTGTCCAGAGCTTCTCAAGTTGGGGAGACCTGTAGTATTTGATGTCTTTTTTAGTTTTGAAGTGATACGCGTCAGGGAATTCATGACCGAAGATTATGGCGTGGTAATGCGGCCGGGACAGCTCGTCCCCGTATTCGCCGCACATGAAGTAGCGTATTTTTTTTGGTGATATTGATTTTCTGTACCGCTTCATGAAGTCTTGAAAATCTTTTTTTACCAGGGAACCGGTGGATGGTATGTGTTCCTGGTCGTATGTCAGCGTGATGTATGTATTCTCGCTGTGTAGTGATATTTCGTGTTCGCATCTGAGCGCCCACTGTCTGGAGTGTTCCAGTTTGCATGCTATGCATTTGCCACAGGGTATTTCTAACTGCGTCCCGCAGTTTTTTCCATATTGAAATAAAAGCGGATATTTTCCGTTTTTGTTTTGTACTGTGGATTGCCATGCGTATTTGATGTTGTTGCAAGGCATTTAGAGGCGGATACCGCCTCGTTTAACCATTCTGGTTGAGTTTTTCTTGTTAACGCGTACCGCGTTTTTGGTGAAGTTTTTTCGTGATGCTTTTTTGCTCATTTTTCGACGCATTTTCATTAGGTGCTCCGGTGTCGCTATTGCTGTTTATGGTCGTTAGATCGCAGTGTAGATCACGTTTATGAACCTTTCAAGTGAAAGGTGTCATTGGGTAAGTATTACATCAAGTGGGGGATACTTACTTTGTGTTTTTTTTGAGCAAAAAAAACCCCCTGTTTTACGAGGGGGGGAGCGGAAGCGGTGGACAGCTATTCGTCACGATTATAAATCGTTCCTCAGTCGCCGTCTGCTTCTGTGTGGGGCATTTGCTCCATTTTTACCAGTATAGGTACTGGTTCGGCCTCGACGGCCGGTAGGTGGGCGTCTGAGAAGCCCATTTCGAGCATTTGTGCTCGATTTTCGGGTGTCTGGATGAATTCAAGAAATTCGCCAGGGTCGTTGTGGAATTGTTCCCGTATTTTGGCGGGAACGGTCTCGAAGGTGGATTTAGCCTTGGCAATTATATTATTGGCCTCCTGAAAAGTCGGCCGGTTTGCCAGATCCATGTATTGGCCTTCGTGTTGTGCCAGGTGATTGATCATTCCTGTTTTCTGTGATTGTCGCATGATGTTGTGGATATCACATGCGGCCTTGTGGCTTTGTTCGGTTAGTGAGGTTTCATTTGCAAACGAGATTGAATGTTTGCGGTTTTTTTGTTTTTTGACTTTATTTGTGATTGTAGAATCGGAAGCTAGTTGGTTCATAAGCTTTGCCTGTTCCTCTGTTAAGTTTAAATCTGGCTTTAGGTGGAGGTGCGCCAGTTGTTAGGTCTGGTACGCCGGTGCGTTTGTTTAGGGGTTTTCCCCTGTTTGGATCTGAGTTGTTAAATTTTCTGAAATTTTCTTTAAAGATATCCAGCGCGGATGAACCAATCGCTGGTGTTTGAGGTAGAAATTTAAATTTTTGCCATTTAGGGTTTTTTTGAAAGAATTGCCATTCTTGGTTAAGTATTTTGTTCTGCAAATCGGTGTTTATTGCCGAATTGGCAGTGGCGCCAGCTTGTGCTTTAGCTAATTGTAGCTGAGCGCCAACCATTGCATTTTTGGATACGTCTTTTGCTGTGGATTGTACTTGTGCCATGTTTCCGCCAGGGGAACTGGCGGGTTGAGTTACCGCTAGTATGCGGTTGAGGCCCGCTTTCTCTAAGTCTTTTGCTGCGCGTTGGTGTGCGGTATTGGACATTTT